TGAATATCACATTCAGCACTACACTAATCGCCAAAGCCACTACGAGCCACAGTAACCAATTCCGTGCCGAAGTTAGCTTATTCGCCAACTTGTCTGCATTATGTTTTTGTTTCTGAATTTCAATAGCCGCTAACTTTAATGATGCCGTGTCTTTTAGCGTAATATATTCTTTTATTTTTTGGACACTTTTTGTCCTGACGATTTTTGACTTGACAAATTTTGTCAATACAATAGTGTCCTTTCCAATCACCGTGTCAATTCTTACCACTTCATCCGGGCAAACCAAATCTAAAAATTCATAAGCAGTATCAATCTTGATTGTTTCCGTAACTGGAAATTCCTTGCCGCAATACTCGGCCAACTTCTCCGGTGCTTTGCGTTCTAATTTTTGAATAGACTTTTGCGCATTAAAACAACCACTAAGGCAAATCAGCATCAGTATCTTCAAATAATTCATCATACAATTCGTTTATAATGTTATCAATAATTTTCAAACTCTTAAACCTAATCCGCTTTATTCTATCCCTTCCTGCATTCGTCTGTATCATTTCATCAATTCCATCAATGGCTTGCAACGCATTGGCAGCGCACATAACATATTCTCCCCGTGATGTGCTTTCAAACTCAAATCCTTCCGGCAAATCTTCATCAGCCATTTTCTTTCAGTTTAAGTAAATCAATTTTTATTGCAACCTTATTTACATTTATTGAGTTTTTTCTCCTTATTTCTTTTCCTATTCTTTCAATCAGTGTAATGGCTTCAACAGGTGTCAACTCATTCAACATCCCATGTATTCTAACGTATGCTTCTCCGATATTCATATTTAAAATAAATTTGTTAGTCTTGCAATCTGTCCGTGTTCCTTATCGTGTATGTATCCTTCTATCGCTTTAGGGGCGTGCTGATATCCGTTTCGGTGATGCCAACTATCAGTTCCTGATGGGCTTCTTAACGATTCCACACATACACTCATGTAGTCTTTACTTACCTTGTGATGTATGTGATGATAGTACATATACCGATGTTTACTTTCATGCCAGTATGCGGATGCCTCATGCGCCATCAGTAATGCAAGATCGTTAATTTTTGCTCCATCTCCGTGTGTTGTTCCGATTAAATTTCTGTGATATTTGAAATATTTTCTATGGGAAATGCTAACATCAAATGTTACATTTGCGCACTTGTGAAACCATGAACTTAAACTATCAGCTAAAAGAAATCCGTTTACGTAATCATGGTTAGAAGGATTGTACTGTACATGAACATTGGCAACTTGTGTAAGTGTTTCAATAACTTGGATGTATAGTTTCTTTGCTATCAGAAAATTATCATACCACATTCCATCCGTGTCCATTGTTGTGCCTGAAGTAGTGCTATTCTTAGCCCCGTCAACGTGCAGAATATCGTTGCCTATGATAAGTAGTATCATGTCGGTATTAAATCCCATGCTCTTGTTTAAAATACCGTGGACGCCATCCATTACCCTTTTGACTGCGATTTGATTATTGTAGTCATTTCCTGTTTCAAAAGAACTGCATAGTTTACCAATGTGAATATCGGCAGGGTCAACAACAAGCAATGTACCTTCATCATTTGTATTATGTGCAATAGTCTTGTAAACAGGTGCATAAGACTTCATTTCTTTGATTACTTCATCCCTTACATCAAGATATGACTTTTGTTTGTTCTTTGCGTTGATGCTGAACTTTTCGGACTTGTACCAATAGTAATTAACCGAATCAAGCGGTATTCCTGTTGCTTCGCATTCCTGTTTTAAAGCCCTATGCCCTTTAATTAAATCAAATTCTTCCTGACTAATTCGAGGCCGCATTTCCATAAACTTTTTTTTATCGGCAAATTGTTTTATAATTCTACCACTAAGCCGTGTTCATGTTTATAATGTTGGAATAAATCAACAAAAAGAAAGGGGCTAAGCCCTCTCTTTATCTACCTGTTCCGGTTACATTAAAGTCTTTCATTAAGTAACCAAGCAAAGCGATTGCTCCTGCTATTGCAATGCGTATAGGACTTACTGAACCATCTTCAATAAGAGGCTGAATAATTGTAAGTACCGCCAGCAATGCACCCACAACTGTTGTGCGCCAATTTTTCATATTGTTTGTTTTTTGTTTACGATTTTTGTAATACGTTACGACATAGTCCAAGTCATTGTACCTGGTCATGCTTTTTTATCTTCGAGTTTACCAATGCGTTCGTCATGCGCATCTAAGGTATAATCTATCCGTTCAATATCTTTTTTGTCCTTCATATCGTTCAAAAGAATATCCTGAATAGTCTTTGAAAAATCTTCCAACTTTTTGTAAAGCATTCCGCCAATAGTTGTTAGAAGTAAGATGATTACACTTAGTAATACGCTGTTTAATCCTGTTTCCATTACTGCTTAATTAGTGGCGCAAGCCCTTTGATTATAAATGTTTGAACCCGCTGAATAACAGGCGCAACCGTTCCCGATGTAACCGATGTACAGCCGTTAGTATCCGTAACCGTATAACTGAACGCCCCTGCCGTCCGGCCGAATGTACCTGTGCCGAAATAAGGATGCGTGCCACCTGATGCCGTAATCAGCACATTTGTTGTCAATGATGGGAATACAATCGCAGAAAAACTATTAGAAGCGGTTAGTACATTCGGCTGTGGTATTGTGCCTGTGGTTGTAACCGAACATCCGCTTGCATCTGTTATTGTGTAAGAATAAGCACCTGCCGACCTTGTGAACGTTCCTGTGCCTGACAAAGCCCCTGTTCCGCCTGTAGCTGTAACTGTTACCGTTGTACTACCACTGTTGCAAAGGATAGCGGAATAAGTAACCTGTGGAGTTATTACAGACGGCTGGCTGATGTTTGCGCTTGTTGTTGATGTATTCCCTGCCCCATCCGTAACTGTGAATAAATTAAGACCTGCTGTCCTTGTAAAGACACCTGTTCCAAAGTAAGGAGGAACGCCACCCGATGCCGTTACCGTTACTGTTGATGTGCCGCCATTACAGGTAATTGATGTGAACGAATTGGAAGCTACCAAAGAAGGTATAACATCTTCGTAAATCCCGATGTTTGGAGGATTAGTAACCTTAAGACCTGCAAAGTCAACCGTGCCGCCTATGTTCGCTCCTGCATCACGGGCTACTGATGGAGTAAGTAATTGATAGTTCCATGATGTTGCTGCTCCAAGTTGTGCTACAAACAAATCGCCAGTAGCTGTAAATTCTGTTGCATCTAAAGTATAATTAGCAGTAGAGCCTGCTCCAAGTAATCTGTAAACGTTGTTCGTGTGTACTGTCTTATTAGCTACCGTTGAATTATTAGCTACTTTGTAATTCGGATTTGCAAGCCAAAAGATATTATTTTTTAAGGTGAAAATATCAGCAACGGCAGGACTTCCCGAACTAAATGCAAGGCAGGAAATATCAGGTGTAAAGTTAGCCCTCGCCTGTGGTGTTGTTATTCCTGCACCTGCATTTACTCCTGAAAATCTACTATCGGAATTTTCAACAAATACATTATTGTAGTAAAGATTATTGAGAGCCACACAAACAAAAACAGATGAGAAGTTGATGTAAGTAAGCGAACCGCAATTTATAATCTTATTGTAGAGTATCTTATTCCTTCGTGATGTATCGCCCCTGCCCTGACTTCCGTATTCAGCAATACCACCGCAATCTATGTAAGTGTTGTAAGCAAAAAGATTATCTACGCAAGCCCCGAACATTTCATTTGCACCACCAGAAAAACCAAAGTCGTAACTTTCGCACCAGTTAGATTCATAGTACCCATGCAAAAATGAATTGTTACTACCTGCTAATGTTATACCGTTTGCCCCATAATCTTCATACGCTGTTGAACCGCCTGTATTGGGTGTGTTTACAACGTTCTTAAGGTTTACAAACGTGCATGAATCTACAAAATTATTATCACCATAAATCACAATGCCTAACCCGATATTATTGAAATCGCAGTTCTTTATTGTGTTATTGCTCATCTTATCCGTTGCTGATGTGCTTCCAAAATTACCAAGCCTTATTCCTGTGGCGCAGGGTGCAATACTTAACTTATCGGAAACGGAAAAAGTAGCGTCCTGAAAATTTAATCCATCCCAAACCCATCCTGTTTTTTTCATGATGTGAAATACTCCAGTCCCTGTAGTTGCCGTTAGACGTGGCTTTGCGCCTGTTCCGTAAGCTGCGAATGTTATGTTGTTCTTTGCTACACCTCCGTAGTAATCGCCTGAATTTAGAACGCCTGTAAAGGCATCGCCCCTCTTGTATAGAATCCTATCGCCTGACTGTACAGTTCCGTTGTTTACTATTGTAACCATGCCTGACCAATTCTTTGGTGCAGAAATAGTTCCGGGATTGACAGCCGTTCCAGATGTTGAAACGTACCAATCAGCAGCGTGGACAATATTCGTCCAAAATGACAATACCCATAAAATTACCCAAATGTAACTTCTTAAATTCGCTAACCTGATTATTCTTCTAATTCGGGATGAGTTGGCGTATTGCTTTATGCTTCTTAGAAGTTTCATTATATGCTTTTGATAAAATTCCATGTTAATAAATTATTGCCGTTTGTTTTGGTAATGCCGAAACCGTTACAGATTGATAACGTGCTGAAAGCGGCGTAAAGCCTGACCTTATAATTCCCCCTGTAAAGATAGGGCGTGTTGTACCTATTCTCAAGATATAACATACAAAAGAATTATCGAAAACAGGAATAGCAACATTCCCTGAACTGATGTGTATCGTTACTCCGTTATCGTTTTCGGTAAGTGTGTAATTTCCTGTAACTAATTTTACAGGAGTAACTACAAAAGCGTTATTTCCGTTGGCTCGCTTTTCGTAGAATTGTTTCGGCAGTTCAAGAGTGTCCTGTGAAAAGCATTTTGCTGATGTGAGGAAGATGGTTGCTAAAAATATTTTTTTCATTATTATAAATTTTAATCGGTTGTTTCTGTAAATCTCATCCAGTTTGTGCCATTGTAAACTCTGATACCTGGCGTGTTATCAGTTTGATAAATGGCTAATCCTGCAACCGGTGAAGCGATTAAATCCCTTTGTGCTTTTGTCATTCGAGATAAAAGAAATCCCTGCGTTGTGCTTGTAACTTGTAATGCTGCACTTGCAACTGGATAAGTACCATCACCCACATTTAAACTGTTCCTGAACTTCGCTTTACCATCTGTGCCTCTTATTGAAAATGCGCTATCGTAAGAACTTGAATTGAAATGCAAGGAGCGTTCCGTTGTTCCTCCTTTAAAACTTGTTAACCATCCCTGTCCTGTAGTTTGGTCGCTCCATACATAAGAAGCTGTGCCGCCTGTATTTGTCATCAAATGCGCTCTTATAGTTCCTGTTCCTGAATTTCTGCCATAAATTAAATCAAATTGCCCTGATGTGTTTATTGATGGTGCGCCAAGTCCTCCAAAGCCTGAAGATGATAATCCTGTTTGAGCAATTACATAACCGTACTTTCCAGCAACAGCAACGTTACTATTAATTATTCCTGAATAGGTAGCACCACTTCCATAGCTTGTTCCCGGTGCAACGCTTACGACTGAATTAAATGCAAATGAGTTATTCGGTTGCGCCCCTGTTGATACGTTGTTATTAAATGAAGTGCCGTTAAGTCCTAATATAAATTGTGTGCTGCTTGTTGTGGAATCTTGATTTTTTATACTAATATCACCTGACCCTTTACTCCCAACAAGTAATCTGTTCAACGATGATGCAAGCTGCACCGTATCGCTTGCTCCTCTGAGAATATTCATATTATCAATCTGTAAATTATAGCTTGTGTAACCTGTCAAATTATTAACATATGCACTTCCAAGCCTTCGTGATATTCCATTAATTGTAGTAAATTCAGGCAAAACACCGTGAAACTCGCTATTCCCAATACCGCCGAACACATACCATGTTTCGGTTCTTACTCCCCATGTTGCTTCATTAGCTATTATAGGCGAATTAAAGCCTCCGTTATAACCCCATAATAAACCAACAACGTTAGGTCTTCCATCTGCATTTACGCCCGGATAACGTGCGTAACCAAAAGCATTAAACATCGATGGTCTGCCATTCGGATAGCCTGTCTGACCGTAACCTCTTGGATAGATAGTTAAAAAGTTTTTAGTATTACTTGTTGAAAGGGTATCAACAAAGTTCATAGTTGTATCGGTATTATTACCAACCGCTAAAACCTGATCTAAATTCTGCGAGCCACCACCACCTGTTCGTGTTGTGCAAACAGTATCTCTATCCCGCAAAGATATGAATATAAAGCAAAGCGAATCTGCTGTAATATCAATTTCATAAATAGCGTTGGAATCCACACCGTTTATATTTACATTATTATAAATATTCACAACTCCTGAATCCTTCGATGGTGGAAAATAAACACTTGCCAAACCTATCTGCGTTGCAGGATTGATTGAAGGCACAGCAGGGTTGGTAGCTCTATTCCCCTGTATCGCAAAGATAGCCCCTGAATTATTAACCCCTATTACGTCATATCTTCCCCGTGCTGAATCAGAATTTCCATTTAATACAATCGTGCCTGATGATGAACTAAACCGAACACAACCCAACTTATACACCGCTGATGCCACGTTGAAGGTAGTATCGTTTGCGCCTACCGTAACCGCACCTCCTGAATTTATTCCGTTCTGCTCATCAACTGTTGTAATCAATGTTCTTACTCCTTGCTTCCATTGATAAAAAGTATCAACGCAACCGCTTGACTTTACAACAACAGAATCCACCCCAGTAAACGAACCACCAGATCCGGTTACTGCCGTCCACTTTATACCGTTACCAATATACAAAGTAGTTCCCTTTACAGCAATGCCAGTCTTGTTAACAGTCGTATCTGAAGGAATACGAGCCACACTATCAGCCCACATTTGCTTCATTCTAATCCCAACGCCCTGATACACTACAGGCGTTTGCGAAAAGGCTTTAAAAGAAATTAAACTAAACAGCAGGAATAGCGCACGTGTCATAATCGTTGGCAGTTTTTAAAGTTGTTGTAAATTTTACTCCACTTAAATAATCCTCAAATTTTTCCATGATAATATCAAAGTTTACATTCTCATCTATCAGCCAGTTGTTAACCCAACTCTGCTTTAACTTAGCCACAATGTCGTTAGCTATTTCCACTTGGTCGCTGACAATGTCAACTTCAAATTCACCATCCACTCCGGACCTGTCAAGAAACCAAAATGAAAGATTAAATGTTTTGTACCCCGGTTCTAATACTCCGCCATCAATAGAAAACAAAGCGATAGGAAAATCAGGACTTCCTTCCTGATAAATCCACTCCGTTGGCGTGTTGAACAACACTTTTCTTATCATCGGATGGCTTTCCAGTATTGCCTGAATGCTCTGCTTTACTTGCTTGTACGTCATTTGCTTTTTTTAAAACTAAATCAATAAAGATTTTCTTGTTCCCGAACTTTTGATATTTCTTCATGTTTAAGTATAAACAAATTCAAACCTCTCTCCAGGTGATGCCATGTCTGGAAGCGTTACGGTGTTACCAACGATTTGTAATTTCATCGTATCCGTGTTTACAGTTTCAACAACTTCTCTTACCCATCCTGCTCGTGTCGCTATTAAGATAATTCTACCTTCAAGCGACGGTGTTGGGTTAAACGCAACCTCATTGCCAACAGCTGTGTAAACACTTTTTCCAATTCTTTGCACAGTAACAACCGGAGCAGGAGATGTACTCTTACATTCCTTATCGCCTTCCAAGAATATCGGGCACTCATAACCTAACGTAATTGGTTCAACAACATCCCATCCAGTACCCGGACTGCTGTATTCAGAAAACAAGGTATAGTTTTGCCGAAGGTAATTTATTAATGTTTGTTTGTAGCTTTCAGCAATGTCCTGATAATACGTTCCGATGTAGTCCAGTTCCTGCTTAGATGGTGCATTACTTTCCTCAGATGTTTTTTGTAATGCTCCTTTACCGTAAAATTGATAACCCATAGAAACAGGCAGATAGCTTATTGTAGCCCATATCAAGCAGTCCGTAATATAATTATCAATTAAATTTACTTCGCTCGAATTTAAATTACCATCTTTCTTTCCCTGCTGTAATCTTTTGTACAAAGTAGATCCAAGAGCAGGCATAAGAAAAATATCTTGCGCAACCTTTATCATTGGCCGTAATTGCTTACCGCCATCAATAGCTACACTTATCCCTGTCCTTAGCTTAATAGTACTTTCATCAATGAATAATACGTTCATTATATTTTTTTTAGAACTACGTTAGGCTTCCATTCATGTCTGCAAGAAACTGAATGTTCACCGTTAGGCATTGTCCACCATCCACCTGCTCTATCGAAAACAGAATAACCAAGCCGCAAAGAAATATCCTGAATATCTTTTCTGCTGTAAAATCTATTCAGCTTCATCAACTTCTTACAAAATTCTCTTGAAGGATGTGCCGCTGTATCTCTTTGACCAACTGGAACTTCGCTTTTCCATTCGTACGAATATCTTATTAGAACTTGTATTTTAGTGTCTGAAATTTCACTCAAAGGCTTTGTAAGTTTTCTAACTCCATTGGATTCACTTATCAGTTCCTTTTTCAATAAATCAGAAAGAACGGAATTGATAACATCAACATCTTTCCCTACCGTCTTTGCAATTTCTTCCGGTTTTGCGTTCTTATCTTTTGAAATAACCCCCAACACGTCTAATCCTAACTTATTCACTTCCGCAAAAGCTGACGATATTATTGTTTCTGAATCCAAGTCATACTGGCGTAGTAGAATAAACTTACCCCGATCCTCGCCATGTTCGGCAAAGTGATGTAAAATGTCTTCGCTGAATTGCAACTCCTCGCCTAAGAAGTCTGTAATGTCCTGCTCGCTTAATCCAAACCCTGAACGCAAAGAAGCCACCGCCATTTGCCTTGTTATCTTTCCTGAACCGTACTGGCGCACTATCCTGGTGATGTTTTGAAACTGCCTGCCCGTTAAGTTTTTAAGATTATCGTTTACCATTTCAGTTACCACATTACCGTTAGCATCAAGCGGAGCAGCACCTGTAGTTCCTCCTGCCTTAGCAGGTAACTTTACAAGCCCTCTTATCTCGTTTGCATCCATGCTTTCAAGAACCTTATTGGCCACTAACGGACTTAAAGAATTTATCGCATTTATGATAACGCTATCATCTACCGTTGCAGGATAGTCTTCTATATTCACGCCTAATTTATCAAGGAAGTATTTTTTTGGAAGCCCAAGCCCTGTGATTATTTCAGAAGTTAATTCAATCCCTATCGGCTCAGTAGGAATTATCTTTGCTTCTACCGGAATCCCTGACAATAAAAATAATCCGCTAAATGCTTCTTCATGTATCTGCTGCCTTTCGTTTACATAGGTGTTTTTAAATATCTCATAAGCATCTCTCAATTCACTTCTTCCACCTAACTGACCTTCTGTTTTAATTCCGAATAGTGATGGACTTGTAATCTTATGGCTTGCAAAAATCTCTTGTTGAATTAATAAATTGATATTAGTAAAGTCTTCTTTTGTAAGCTGCGAAGTTCCTAAATCCGTTACTGTTACTGCATTTGCCGGGTTCTTGTTAAATGCAACCATAAACTTCTTACCCTCGCTGCCTGTAAATTTCTTTTCTAATGCTTTCTCAATTTCTCTTTTTTGCTCAAGTGATGGTTCGCCTTCATTGAAGTTTATTAACTTGCTGGCTACAAATCCATCCTTGGCCATCCCCAGCACGTGTCTGCCCATTAGCCTATCAGCATCAATATAATTCAAAGCCTGATAATAAGACGGCAAAGGATAAACATCTGACTGGTCGCCGATACTCTTAACAAATAAAACCTGTGAACCTTTCCTGTCGTTCACATCGAGTGCAGGATAATCTCTTTCCTTTAATTTATCCTTAGCAGAAATTTGTTTGTACGTATCCCATTCATCTTTAACCCAAAAAGTAGAATTATCATAATTCGTTCTTACCTTATGATACTTGAGATGATAGATACTAGCTATCGTTCCACCCTTGTTCCAAATTATTTGTAAGTAGTAACCGCCGAACTTTTCATAATCCAAAACACATTTTCTTAATAACTCGTTCCACGTTTCTGCATCGTTTGGATTTTTATAATCTTTTATTTTTGCAAATCCATTTCCGAAAATGTAAGTCGCTTTGCTTTGCACAATAGCCCCATGTTTAGGGCTTTCATTATACAAGTCGTTTAAGTAAGTAGGGAAGGTATTCTTCTCACCAAAATTTACAATGCCGCTGCCTTTACGTTCGGTAAACACAGCCTGTTCAGCCCTCGCAAATGATACCTGTATAAGATTGTAATCTATCATACTACAAATGTATTATCCTGACCATCGTATTCATCAGGCGTAAATGAATCGCCAACAACAACCATGAAACCACTCTCCACTAAATTTAAACCTGTCGGGTCTATATTCGTTGAACTTAACTGCTCGAAAATTTCATAATTGTAATATCCGTATTGAGAGAATAATGAACCCGATATTGTGGCTTTGTTGAATCTGTAATTGTAGAGGCTTGTGTCAGTAGCAACATAATAAATTATTTCATTTGTTGTTCTGTTTGTAAATTTAAACAGAAAATACGGATTTACAAGAACACAACTTTCCGTTGCTGTGAATAGTAACGTATTGGTAATATCTTTATTTATTTGCAGCATAAAAAAAAGGGTGAGGGAAATCCCCACCCCTCTTTAGGTTTTTATTTTAAATATTATCCGGGTGTCTGTAAAGCCAATCCTATCGCATTTGTTACTTCAAGAACTGGCTCTCTTTGCTCTCCTGCGAATGTAAGATTGTAACCATTCCTATCTCCTCCTGCAATTCCTGATGTTCCTTCGCCTGTAGTTAGCCACAAGCCGTTGTCCTTGCCGTACATTGTCCACCTGCCTGATAACTCCCTTGCTACAATGATAACCCTCGCTTTGCCAAGTACAAGAATAATGTTCCTTGTTGCAGCATCTCTTTTATTGAGTGCCATTGTGAACTCATGGTTGAAAAACAGTGATCCGTTTTGCGTGTTGCCCACAGGCGTGTCTTTCCCTTCGGCTGTAGATTCTGGAATTTCAAATTTGTAAAACCTTTTTCCAGGTGCTTTAGTGATGCCAGTTACCAATCCGCTGGCTTCGGCAACGGCAGTAACATCGTAGAAGTCTATAATGTATACTTCTTTGTTACCGCCTACCGCATCACGGCAGTCAATGGCATAACCTGAACTTATTGAACAATTAGGCATAATTAGATTGTTGATTTGAACTTGACTACTTCGGTTGTAAACGCTACGTTCACACCCATTTTAAAGGCTGCACGGAAACGTCCTTCGTTGTTGTCTTCAGAATACCACAGCTTGTAATTAGCTTCTTCACCTTCAGCATCAACCGCAATTACAGCGTTAGATAATCTCATTGCATACATGTCGGCTGTTCCGTTCAATCCGTGTACAGCTTCTAAACGAATGCCTGTTCCCGGTACAGTAAGCCCACCGTAATTAGACTTATCGTTGAAATTGTACGAGAAAAGATTAGCCGCCACGCCTGCATCTACATACAAGTCATAAACATCATATCCACAGAAAATAACAGTATCTGTTAATCCTTTTAAAGCCGCTGGGATAGCGTTCTTTACTGCACGTACAGCAGATATGATGTTAATTGATGTAAGTCCTGTGATTACGCCAACACCTGTGTAAGCGTTTACGTTTGCATCAACCGCTGAACCTGCATCAATCAATTTCATAAGTCCATCGAACTTGTTAAGGTTCATGTTTCCTGATGCTGTATCACCCTGCCATAACGCTGTTTCCAGTTGGTTTGCAATACGCTCGTTTTTACGGTTAGTCCATGCTGCTTCCCATGCTGCTGGCTCAAATGATTCATAGGTAGAACCTGCCCTCATTGCTTCTTGAATGAAGGAAGTTTCCAATGTCTTATAACAAAGTGCTTCCTCTACTTTTATCTTACCAACGGTAACGGTACGTTGTGAATAGGTAGTAGTACCTGATGGATTCCATCCACAAGCATCTGCTTGAAATGGAGCATCGGTATCCATAAGAGGAATTGC